GATGGCCGCGGTGACACCAGTCACCAACCCGGCGATGGAGGTGTCATTGATACTGAACGGACCACGAATGTTGTTCCCCGCGGCACCGTTACTGATATAGTAATCCGCAATGACGATATTACTATTCTCCAGCGAGGCACCAATAACATCGTTACCAAATTTCAATTCAGCAAAGCCACCATACGCTTCCGAGACAAGGAAAATGTTTGAAGTGCTGTTGGCTAACAACAGGTTCGTGGCTTCCGTGAATGTCGTTGTCGTGTTGACTGTCGCACTCGTCTGCACAGTCACACTAACACGACTGAAGTCTGCATTGGCGTTTGGAATGATAAACCGTTGCGTCGTATTATTCAGATCAACCGTGAATCGATACTGCGCCGCAATCCCTTCAACGAGCGTGATGTCCGTTCCTTGGTAAGTACTGTCGGAAGTATTTTGTGTAAGCTCACTGTCCGCCACGTTGTAAAAGGTTATGCTAGTATTCGACTGTAATACGAACTGCGTATTCTTCGGCAGCGTGATTGTGGCCGGCTCGGTGTTGGCCACCGTCACGGTTACATTCGCGTCGTAGCTGGCACTCCGCACACCGTGGGAGTTATAGCCCAGCATCTTCGCGTGTGAGACTACGGACGACCGCAACTGTGCGGTATCGAGAAATGACTCGTTCACCGCCGCGGACAAGTAGTAGCTGTTATAGAACGTGACATAAGCAAGCACGCGGGTTAGCAACCGTAACCCACTACCCGAGAAGTCGTAGTCGGAAAAGGTTGGGTCCGCTTTCATGAATGTGATCAGATTCGCAACAATCTGATCATAGTCAAGTTCCGAAATCTGAATTTGTGAAGGTAATGTCGCCATATGTTATCGCAACCGTGAAAGATATAGAGTCAACGTAAGTGGTTGAGTCTGATTGATGAGAGTAAACAACAAGTTAATTTCATAGGTAAATTCGTCGGCACTCGGAGTTACCGTCAATTGCCGAATGGCGACACGCGGTTCAAACGCCACAATCGTCGTTTCAATTTCTTCACGGAGCATTACGGTCGTGATCGGGTCGATGGGTTCAAACAACAATTGGCGCAGCCGTGTGCCGAACTCAGGTAAGAACGGCGTCTCTCCAGTATCCAATGACAGCAGAAGACGTAATGACCGCTTGACGGCAGCCGCACCAGTTACCGCCACGACATCATTTGTGATCGGGTTCTTTGCGAACGTCAGCGACACATCTTTGTATGCCCGTCTAGTGGTGAATGTTGTGGAAAGTTCTGGCATACGACTATTTAGTGCGGACTCCGGTATGGTTATTGAGACTACTAAGGTGGCGGCGGTTCAGTATCATTAAGTCCGGTATCATCCTCATCTACCGGCAGTTCTGCATATCTCACCTTGGGTGTAAGAAGCGCATCACGCTTACTCAGAATACTCAGTTCCGCATCCACGGCTGCGATGTCTGTCTCCAGTTGTCGCTCAGCCGTCGCACGCGCTTCACCAGTCAACGGCTCGATGAGATACAACCCCTCATGGTAGGTATCGTCATGGTCGCGTGTCAGCACCAGCCTACGGAGTCCCTGAGCATTAAATGAAACATGAATCCATGACAAGGTTGGCATCACATTATAGTTTAGCACCAACTGGTCGAACTGGAGACTCTTCGCAATATAGTCTGCCGCTTCATACAACATCGCATCTGTTTGCCCGTTGATTTGAATGTCTGCGGCTTCACCCGTTTCATGCTGGCTCATACCCGTATTGAGTTGCCGCAATCCACTCACCACCACCATATTCGGATACTTCTTCTTGAATGGTGCCAGCACGTTCGCACACAACAAGGACAAGTTATACATCAGATCATCTTGCAGCAACCCACCTTGATTGACAATTCCTTGTGCGGCCTCTTGAGACAGGGACAGCGCCGGTGGTTCAGCCGCAGCAGCGGCAGCCGCAACAACCGCAGCCGTAGTTTTAGCAGCGAGTATTTCTTCTGCCGAACGCGGCGCGCCTGGTGTTGGCACGGCGACGAACAACCACGGGAATAGAATTCGGCGTTCCCAATAGAAGTCATCTTCTTCGGACCAACCATACTCCGAACCGACAATTGTGAGTTTCGGATTGAGACTGCCCCATCCCTCGTTGCGTCCGATAATCTTGACCATATAAAAATCAAGAATGTCTACACGCGGTGTGGTGGCGTAAATTTCCCCACCCGGTCCGTCTCCACCTGTCTGTTGATCAAGCCACCCTGCGGCATTCGCTTGTTCGCGATAGTTTGCCCGCTTCTGATACGCTGCTAACACCGACGCCTTGACATAGTCAGCGTCAAACGGATTTTGTTCATATGACGGCGACACTGACGCCGACGGGCTGAACGAACTCGACGGGCTCAGTGATGCCGTCGGGCTGACTGACGGCGATGCAGAACTCGACGGGCTGTTCGACTGTGACGATGACGGGGATACTGATGCTGCCATATTGATTTACTTAGATGGTGACCGGTTCAGTAATGTGTGGATTGGCCACATCGGCCCGCGACAATGAATCCACTAGTTCCCCGTACGTAAACGACGTACCACCAAGTGTTTGTCCGGGGTCGCTGTTGAAGTTACCACGATACGTATCGCGGTCCAGATAGTTCACGATAGGCAAGGACGCCGGTGCGACTATACCTGTTGCCGGTGTCGTCTTTGCTCCACCGATCTTCGGTTCAATGCTCTCGATATCACCGAGTAGCAATCGCGTTTGCTGATGCGCCTGATACAATTCCACGTCACCCATCTCTTGAGGTGTGTCAAAGAAGAGTGTACGATAGTTCGCCGCAGCCGACGTTGTCGCAATATACGCCAGAGGATTGCCGAGTGGGTTCTCTACGGGTTCTTGCTCCGCCGTCAACGCGGGGAACTCAAACTTCGGCGCGGTGCCTGTCGGAAAGATGCCCCTCTGAAGTTTCCGGATCATAGCCAGAGCAGTTGTGGCTTGTAGAACCACCGCAGCCGTCTCCGCAAGCGCGGCCGCGCTGTAGATCGGCGTCGCGCCGGCAATCGCCGGGCCCTTCAACGCACTCTCTGTTACAGCCGTAGCGGTTTGCTCGATGACTTTCGCCTCCAATCTAGCCATCTCCACCTTATGTTCAAGTACTGCCTTACAAACCTGTCCATGAATCTCGGGGAAGTCATTTTTCATCGCGGCCATATTCAACGTCGGCGCAATACCGGACGTTGTCACTACCGGGATCCCGGGCAAGGTTACGTAGCGCAAATCAATTATGGTTCCGTCAAGAGTGGACTTTGCCTTCGCCCGTAGGTTGATATTCTTCGCGAAGACATTGAAGTCTTTCTTCGTGTGAACGTTAACACCTTCATCGGCCTGCAAGTTCAGCAAACCCTTCGCGTAAATGTTCGCATTCCCGTCCACACTAATATGACATACACCCCTGACACTCACTTGCAGATCGGCCTCGGCCACAATATAGCCACCGCCCAGTAGCTTACAAACGACTTTACCATCGGGATGCATTTCCACGCACGAACCAGAACGATGAAAAACGTGTATGCGCTCTGCGCCCGGTGTATCATCGAACTCAACGGCATGGCCGGATTCGGTTTGACGGGCTTTATTATAGGGCGGCTGCGCCGCTGCCGGGCTGGCGGGTTCGCTCAACATCGATGATCCCTTCGCGGCCGCGCCCATGAATACCATGTTGAGTGGGGAACGGAGGAAACCTGGCTGGGCCGTAAAGCCCTTTAATAGATCAGTTCGACTCGTCACCAGTCGCGCCCACGTAGTTGGTATAGTCGCCCCTCCAATTCCGGTCCGGGTAAACTTCAGCTTGTCTTGCATAATAGACGAGCTTGCCGCCACCTTGCCGCCCTGTGCGAGAGGAGGCACCGAAGGAAGACCAATCTGACTCGGTAACGGATATGTCGTTCGATTCTCGATATTCTCTGTGAGGCCTGGTCCATCGATGGAGAAAAGGTTCGCCCTCTTCGCATAGTTGGTTGCAATACCAGTGACCTGCTCCTTCCGTTGTTCAAGCTGCTTTGTCACGTCCGCTGCGGCCGCAGTACCCGCAATAGGCGTGCCTGCGTTCATATCTGAAATTTGAACAAGGTCAGATGCGGGAGGGAAACCCAAGGCAGTTTTTGCACCTTGCACGGACAAGGTTTTCACATTTTCCAAGGCAGACTTCACACTTCCCCAGGCAGTTTTCGCACCTTTCAAAAAAGTTTTCCCAATCAATAGCGCAGTACCCGCCGCGTCGAACCCCTTCACAGTGTCTGCCAAAGACGTAGACAACGCAGTCAATTTCTTTTTGGCATCCAATGCAGATTTCATCGACGAAAATGTTGAACTAGCTAGTGATTTGGCTTTTGATACGGCACCCAATAGACCACCGAACTTAAGTTTCCCCACCGCAGGGAGGCTGCGCCCCTCCGGTTCTGCGGGCGCGAGCGCCAGTTCGCCTGTATTACGCTGGTCAGTGCCGCCGTCGTATATGTTAGGACCGCTCATGGTTGTGAACCCACATCCCCATCAGACGGGTACGCAGGAAGTTTTCCAAAGATGATAGGCTGTTGTGCGAGTTGAGCGTCGAGAAAAAATCCAATCACCCAATCTCCTTCGAGAATATCTATCGTGTCACGGCTCGCTGTTAAGGGCAACAATGGAAGCGCCCACGGAAGATCGGCCGTAGGAAGAATTCGTGTATCCAATTCATGAAACCCAAGCGCACGTACTTTACATCGGTTAACATGGAGAGGATCGGTTGCTCTAGATTCAACGACACCAATAAACCAGATGAACCCATCTAGTCCAGTGTGATATGACATTGCTGTTGTACTATCCATACCTCTATTTACACACTTTCGATGAAGTCAATTTCACGTACCCGCAACGTTGAATGGCCTATTAAGTGAACTTTTTGCCACACGCAAGCTCATACGGTAATCAAAATCCGCGGCGTCTTTAATTACCAATGTGTGATGGACGGATGTGACCAAATGAATTCCGCTATGTGGAGTAAGTGTTGGGTGGAACCTTTCTAGTGGTTCTGACATCGGATAACGAAGATCGACCAGACTTCCCGCGTGGACGCCTGGCTGCCCGGGCAGTTCAACAAGAGTTTCGATCTGTCGAATTTCACGCAACTGACGATTCCGAATAGCAATAGACTTATGCATCAACTGTTCATTTTCGAGTGCAGTTTTACCCGCGGCTGTCTCAGTATTTGCCGTCGACCAACTATTCGTGGGGACCATAAACTGGCGAACATTTGGGCTGAACTCTCTCTCGAAATATTTGGGAGTCAGTGGATATCGAGTCGAATGCAATTGTTTTGTTTTTTCGAAAGTGTCAGTGTACAGAGAATCTGTTTGGTCCACTTGGCCGGCCAGACTAACAGGAACACCACGGCAGCGAAATTTCTGCGCTAGTAAATCAAAATGGAACACCCGAGCAGCATAGAAGCCAGACGCAATTCCCGCAAGGAGATCAAACGTCTGCTCCTGATGAATGCGGAAGATGGCGTCTCGATCATCATTTGACGGGCCCTGCGCGGCCGGGTTGACTCGGATAGTAGGTATTGTTTCCTTTCCCTGTCGGTGACCAATATCATCAAGGCGCTTGGCATCTCTATACATACCAGCGATACTTGTAAAATACAACCCCTTCAATGTCTCAAAGAATAAATATCCTCCCGAATATTGATTCTCATCTTCTAAAGAGAGCATCGCAAAGTAATTGATAGCACGCAGAGGCGTGTAGTTGGCAATCGTAACATCGATCTTGCCCCATGTTGGAACCGGCGAGGGTGAAACAAATCGTGCCCGCATATGCGGTGACACACCCAGATCCTTCTCCACGATATCCCGCACCGCGTCAGCACACGTCATGTTTTTGAACCGCCGGGAGATTCGGTTTGCTACGCTTCCTACAAATTCGGGTGTGGCAAACTCAATGACATATGTTCGGTTTTGGTGTCGTATAAATGTTTGGTCGTGAACTTTTGTGATGCGAAACATTCGAGAGTATGTTTGATCCTCGCCATCAGCGCCCGTAACAATAAACTGTAAATAAAGATGCTCAATACCCACCATCGGTAAATATTCAATCCAGCCAACATCCTCGGTTAGCACAACGTTTCCCGAAATAGTATTTTGGAAAACGCTCTCGTACAGATCGATCCGCTGAACCACACTCAACACATCCACAGTCCCATGCGGATTTTGGGGGCTTGATGGTATATTTGGTGTGAGGATATGACACGCCGTAACTTGAACTTGGCGCTGCCGCATGACAACATCAGACATAACTATCCTTTATACAAACAACGTGCGGAATGCGCTAATAATCAGAGGAATACTCGCTGCTGGAACAACTTTGATTCGTCGCTTCGCATCGTTGTTGATAATCTCTTGATCATAGGAATTGATGATATCGCCTTTCCTATCTGCCGCCAACCCATTATATGTCGTCGCGTCGACCCGCGTCGAAAGGCGCGCGCCGTTCGTCATCCAATAGACATTTGTATCAGATGTGGCGGCACTGGTACTTCCGTATTTACTGATGATGTATGCGTCAAACTCCTCGTTGGTCAACGGCCAATCATAGAGCGTAAAGATGTTGTTGACCATCAGAATCACCCATGTGTAATTGGGCGTGTTGTATAAAATCTGCGACACGGTGTCCGGGCGTTGTTCATCCCGAATGATGTAGTCCTGTAACGACACTTGAGTTTGCTTCAATCGCTCGGCGATCACAGCGCGTGAAGTGATGTTGCTAAGAAGAACATCATATGACGCACCGGCATTGCCCGGGAAGGTATGCGTCGTACGTGGAAGAAACTTAAAGTATTCCATTACTTACATTCCCACCCACCACTCGCCGCCCTCAAGGTGGGTTTCTGTCACCGGATTAAGTCTATTGTTGGGATGCTCGCTCCATATAGTACTATTCGGAATAGCATCCCTTAGAAGCATGTCAGGGGGCAGCGGGGCGTCGGGGTCGAGCCAACCCGGACTGTCCGGCGACGTGTCAATCCCCGGATGCCCATCGACCGTGGCGGTGGCCTCCTCGATGGCTTGATTGAGCGGCCGCCCGATTGGATCGTACGTGTTGGACGGATTCTTCGGCCCTCGATTGATTTCGACTGAGTCCCGCGCCAGCAGCTTAACTTCCATGAACTTCAGTGACAACTTTGTCGCCGCAGGATAAACACCCGAGGCCCCTTTATAGAACGCAACGGTACCAGCCGCCGCATGATCAATTCCAACGGATGTTAGTACAGAGCGTCCAATTTTATTGATGTGATGGTCGGTCGGTTGGTCTTCAGTCCAAAAAGAAATGTCAAATTCGTATGGGAACCCGATCATCGTTCCCGCAACATTGCCATTGATATCGGGACTATAACTTGGTAACATATAAAACTGAAACATATGAATAATTAGGTCAATCGATTCGGCTTCTTTTTCTGATCGTGGAATCAATAGGTAATCAAAATCGTGTGTTCGATATTCCATATGATTAAACAACACATCAGTACGCTGATTGACCCTTAAGCCAGTGACTTGCCCAGTCGCGCCTGGGAAACGATTCGACGCCGCGTTAAGAATTCCCGCGAATGCAGCCTGACTCAGTAGGTTTCCGCTATCCCTCTTCACACTCTCATAGAGTTCACCGCCTGCCGTCCAAAGGCCGTCTATGGCGGAGCCGGCGACACTACCCACTGTCTTGAGCGTCTCCACAATGGTCGTGGTGTTCGCCGAGTTCGCCATGTCCTGCGTTGCCGCACCCATCCTGCTGATGCCCCTCGCTATACCACCCATAAAATCGGCATTCGTCTGGGCAGTAAACTCAGACACCGCGCCCACAAATGCACCAATGTCAGTCGTATCGTACGCGGCACTGATATCGGTACGCAGTGCTGTCTCTGGTACATACAACGCCACTGTCATCTCAGGCTTGTCCGGCGCCCCCCATTCAACCATATTCTGAAACCCAACCCGGCCGATGTGCCGTCCACTCATTGCTGAGAACTTTACCCATTTCGCAAAGGGACCCGGAACGCCCAACTCAAGTGGATAGCGGGGGGGGCCGCCGGAAAGAGTCGTGGCGTAGACAGGCTTCGTCCAGGCCGCCGCGGCCGCGGCAAGATCGCTAGCTCCGCTACTCATTATTGGCCAGCGCAAAGATGTTGTGGTTATCCATAAAGGTCTGCTGTCTAAATATCTCTTGAAGCATTGGGCGAAAGTCTATTACTATTTAGCACACGACTCGCACGTTATAAACTATGCCATATCAAGGGAAGTTCTTACCGAGGGCACCAGAGAAATATGCCGGTAATGTAAGCAATATTATCTATCGCTCCAGTTGGGAACGACGGTTCTTCGATTACTGCGACAGGACACCGGGCATCCTTCGGTGGGTGTCCGAAGAAGTTATCGTTCCCTATCGCCACCCTTTAGACGATAATGTGCATCGGTACTTTCCTGACGTATGGTTGGAAGCGCACACACCAACAGGGCGACGAACATTCTTGATTGAGATCAAACCCAAATCACAAACGGAGATCCGTGTTATCAAACGACGAACACGAAAATTTCTACGTGAAGCCAGTGTGGTCGCAATCAATCACGCAAAGTGGGACGCGGCGAAAACCTATTGCTCACAGCGCGGGTGGACGTT